TATCTAGTTTTGAATCCCATTCTTGGTTGGAAGTCGTTCTCACCCACTGCTTTAACCATAGTTAAAGGAACGTAAGGACAATAGAATAGTCCAGCGTCGTAAGGGTTAGCACCTCTATAACCAACACAAATGAAGTCAGTTGTTGCATAAGGATCGATGTAAACTTTAACTCTTCCGTTAAGAAGTCCAGCAAAAGTATTACCAGTGTCGTCAACGTTTAGGTCAACAGAAAGAGCTGGAGTGTAGTCTAAAAGACCAGCAGCTGCGAATGAAGATGCAACGTCTGAAGAACAGATGACAAAGTTTCCTTTACCACGTCTTGTTTCTTTAGCAATTACGTTAGCTTCTCTCTCAACTTGCATGATGAGTCCTTTGAACTTCTCAACCATCCATCTACCATCTGAATCAGTGGCAACGTCGAAGATACCTGAAACAGCTGTTGAGCTTTGAAGAGCACCAATTTTAGCTTTAGTAAGAATAGTTCTAACAACTTCTCTGTTGATTTCAGCTAGGATTTCAGCAGATAGAATGTTAGCTAATTCACCTTCAGCATCCAACCCGTGGATAGCTTTAAGGTCTTGAGCTAATTCCATTGTGTACTCAGCTTTTAGAGCTCTTGACTTAGCAGTCACAGTTGATTTCTCAATTGTGAAAGCCATTTCGCCGAATGATCCGTCTCCAGATTCTCCAACTCCAAGTCTTTCAGCTGCAGCTGTTGATAAACCAGAACCGAATGTAGAAACTGTATCAGCTTCGTCAGCGATTGTGGCATCAGTGTCAGCATCAGTTACGCCTGACAAACCTGTTGGGTCTGCTTGGTGAGTACCAGTTCCAGAGAAATCTGTATCTGGCTCATCTAGGCCTAATGCTTCAGTTCCACTTTGAGAACTGTATTTTGATTTCATCGCGAAGATTAAACCAGTAGGTCCACTCATAGGTTGGACACCGGCTACATCATAAGCGATAAGGTTAGGCATTGCTCTTCTTACGAGAGAAATCAATACTGGGTCAAAAGTTCCGATGTTATTCGGAGCTGAACCTGAACCAATATTGTTAGCAGCAGCAGCCTCAGAAATGAAATTTCCTTGTGCTTGTGCTCTCTCTTCTTGAAGCGCAACTTCCTGGTTTTCAAGTAGGCGAGCTGTGACAGCTTTTTTGTACCTATCTTGAATGGGAGCTACACCCTCGTGCTCGAGGACTGGACTCCACTTTTCGATTAAGTTTGCGTCTGCATTAAACATTTTATTTTCCCCTATTTTTAAGAAATATGTTTGTTAATAGCTTGTGTATATCTAGCCATAGATTCAGAAACTGTTGATTCCTCAGCATTTTCTTCACCTAAAAGACTATCTACTTCGTCAACTGACTCTTCACTGTCCTGTTTGAAATATGATTCTCTAACAGTTTTTACTTTTGTTTCAAAAGTATCGCTATCTTCGAAATCGATATCACTAACGAGTTCAGCTAGTTTTTCAGCTTCAGTTTCAGCAAGCCCAGAAGATTGTTCTCTCACAATTTCAGATTTCTGATATTCAGAATTCTCAGCATGTAATCTAACATTATCTTCAGTGGTTTTATTTAAAGTTTCTTCAAGTTCGTTAACTTGTTCGTTGAGTTCATCAACTAAGTCAACTCTACCTTCAGGCACCTCGATATAGTGTTCTGTAAACACTTTTTGAAGTGAAGTCATGAAGTCTTCAGCAATTTCAGTCCTAAGACCGTTAGTCACTGCGAGTTCATTTTCTTTCATCCAATTTTCAACTACGTAGTCAAGATAACCATTTACCTTTTCTACTAAGTCGTTTTGAATGTCAAAAACTTCTTCTTCTAAGTTTGAAGCGTATTCAGACTCAAGTCTGTCTACTTCTTGTGTTAATTTTGAAGTTAACACTGCTTCGAAGATTGTACCAGCTTTTTCTTTGAATCCATCTGATAAAGTAGCTTCTTCTGAGATTAAAGCGTCTAAATCCTCGTCGTAATCCATAGATTCGATTTTTGCTTTAACTTTT